CCGTTTAACGAAGAGATTCCCACAAAACCAGATAATGAAACAGCGCCAATTATTGGCCTATTCGCTCCGGCAGTATATGAGGTTGTATCGGTATAAGTTGAACCAGCCTGCGTACCATCAATAAACATTTTTGTGCTTGTACCGCTTCTGGCTACTGCTATGTGATACCAAACATTTGACGTTATTGTTCCAGATGTAATTCTGGTGGAGCCGCCAGTTTGGAAAAGGATTGTCGTTGTTGACCTAAGAATGGTTACGTTCAATGTATCTGTAGCATTTCTTGTATCAAAAATACATCCGTCTCCAGTTGTATTGTTAAAACGCACCCAAAATTCTACAGTCCAATCTCCTAAACCAAATGAATATAAGTCTGATGATGCAACATTCGTTAGTAAATAATCTGTAGTTCCATCAAACGCCATAGAGCTACCACCCCACTTGCTCTGCGCCGTACTTATCTGAGCATCACCCACCGTCTCCAGATCATTCTTAGAGGTAGCATCGTAAATACCAGCGTTAGTGTAGTTTAGGAGGAGTTGCGTTCCTGTTACAGATGTTGATGGCGATGTCGGCGGTGTAAAGATTTGAGTTCCGGTTGTAGTGCTTGATGTTTGATATGCCGCAGGCACAGACCCTTTTACTAAATTTGTTGATGATAAATAGCCAGTGACATAACCACCTGTAAGACCGCCAATATTCAACGTTGTGGTTATTGTGTAGTTTTGACTTGTAGTTCCTATACCTCTTAAAACACCATTGACAAAAATCCTAGTGTCATTTGTACTCGTACTTTGTCTTGTAAATACAATATGCTGCCATGTGTTCGCAACTAACGTGAATCCTGTTGTACTCACATCTGCGGTAGTAGCACGGCGACCTAAAACAATATTGCTGCTTTCATAACCCACATACCAATTACCAGTTGAATCTCCGATAAATGGATACTGACCAGTTGTCGCTGATGTTGGATACCACCAAAAATCAACGCAAAATTGCCCCGATCCTAAATCCAAAGCACCTGCGCTTTGTGGAACCGTCAAATAATCCGTATTCCCATCAAAATACCCACTCCCACCATAGGTAGCAGCAGACCACGATGCAGAGGGATTGAATGGGGAGAAGGCGACTACGGAGGTATCACCGTTTCTGGTAATGGTGAAGTTGTTACTGCTGTTGTCTATGAAACGGTTGGATTGACAGGTGAGTAACTTTGTATTCCCGTCTGAAGCAAGAGGTGATGTTGGTACGGTTGATGATCTGATTACATTTGAAATTCTTATGTTAGACAAATAACCAGTAAAATACTCAATGGCAGAAGCAGCACGACCAATATTTAATGTGTAAGTTGGATTGCTTGATGATGGTGTGTTTGCTGTTTTATTAAAAGTTTCAGCAGAACCACCGTTGATGTATATATTAAGGTTTCCAGACGCTAAACTTTGGTCATAAGTAATAAGAACATAATTCCACGCATTTGTGGTTAAAGTGCCTGTAGATGATGAATTTATAACAACAGATCCGCTAACACCTCTTGTAATAATTATTCCAACTGCGTTTGATGTTGTTTTATATATATTGACACCAATACTTGCAGACGCTCCAGCATTAGTGTCTAGAAAAACCGTTTGAGACCCGCTTGTTGTTGGATACACCCACATTTCAACCGACCACAAAGCAGTCGTGTTAGACATGAACGCCCAATCCGATGCGGACCCAGCAGTTAATGCGGCACTGCCTCCAAAGTAATTCCCCCACCCAGTCTGTGAGAACGGTGAGAACGTACCTTGTGTGGTGTTGCCGTTACGGGTGATGGTGAAGTTATTGGTAGAACCGTCTAAGAACGTATTGTTCTGTGCGCCATTCGTACCGTTGCCAGGAAGCAGTAGCGTCGTGTATTCAAAGTAAGGATCAGTCGTTACCGGAGGCGCTGCTCCACCGGAGAACGCCGCAGCAATCATCGCTGTTAAGTTACCAGCCATTAGGTTACTCCCGCACCAGAAACATACCAAGTATCAGTTGCTGTTTTCAGGCATGTTGCCAAGCCCTTTGTAGCCACTGTCCTGTTGCCTGTTGCTCCGTTAGCTAACTGGAACGTAACACCAGCACCAGAGATCGTAAGGTTGCCTGAGTTGTCATTCACCACAAGAATCGTTGTTCCTACAGGAAACGCTACAGAAGCATTTGTAGGCACCGTCAACGTGGCTGTAGAACCGCCTGTGAAGATCACATGCTTACCAGAGTCTGTAAGTACCAACGTATAAGCAGAAGCGCCACCAGAGGTCTGTGGTGCAGTCCTAAAGCCTACAGAGTTAGTACCGTCTACCGTACAGTTACTAAGTGTTCCTGATGTCGGTGTGCCTAAGATCGGTGTTACTAAGGTGGGCGAGGTTGCAAAGACTAGCGAACCTGAACCTGTCTCGTCTGTAACCGCCGAGGCTAAGTTAGATGATGACGGAGTGCCTAACCAGGTAGCTACTCCAGAGCCAAACGATGTTATACCCGTACCACCATTAGCTACGGCAAGCGTGCCAGCTAAAGTTATGGTGCCTGATGTCGTGATAGGGCTACCAGATACCGTCAGGCCGGTTGTACCGCCGCTAAGAGCTACTGAAGTAACAGTTCCTGATCCAACACCTGATAAAGCTGTTTTTAGCGCGCCAGTGTTGCTAAACGTACCGTCCGTTGTCCAAGTATCACCAACCGCTAATGTCACATTGGCAATAATTCGCTGCGTGCCGTTGTTGTCATACTTAACGGTTAGCGTAACCGAAGCGGTGTCTTTGTTCTCGATTGTTATCCACTTAATGACACGTCGCGTGGAAGCCGCAGGTGCAGAGACAACCGTAACATCCGTCGTACCGTTTAAAGCGCCATCTAAAGCACCTTCAGTCAACGACGATGAGGTGCTATCAGCATAAGCCACCGTAAATTCTGGATTCGACGTTGCCGCCGCCCCAGACATAGCGACCTTGATAGTCTTGGTTGTCGTATCAAGAACTAATGTTCCCATAATAAATCCTTATGACAAAAACCACGCGTAATTTTGCGCTACCGATGAGCCGCCACCGGACACAGTTACTGTTACATCATTACCAACCGCTGTTGCCGTTACACCAGACCCAACAAAATTAAATGACGATACGGCGGCGGTAATTTGCGTGCCTTCATCACTAACAGGAATAGTAGCCGCTGCGGTTGGTGTAGCCCATGTACCGTCACCACGCCAAAAAGTTGTAGATGAAGCGGACGTCCCTGAATTTAAATTTGTAACCGGAAGATTACCTGTTACACCTGTTGAAAGCGGAAGACCAGTTGCGTTAGTAAGTGTTAATGTGGTCGGTGTACCAAGGTTAGGTGTTACCAAGGTCGGCGAAGTTGCCAACACATTGTTACCCGACCCCGTGTTTGTCACGCTGACAACATTCTTACTTGCATCTAAAGCAAGCGCTGTACTAGCCGTTAAACCAGAAAAAGTAGTTGTAGAAGATGCTGAAAGTGTCGTAAAAGCACCAGTTGTTGGTGTGGTTGCGCCTACCGTACCGTTAATATTGATTGATGCTGTACCAGTAAGGTTTGTTACCGTACCGCTTGATGGTGTACCTAACGCACCACCGTTAACAACAAATGCACCAGAAGAACCTGTGTTAACACCAAGTGCTGTAACAACACCTGTACCTGTTGTAAGGTTTGTAAACCCACCTGAACCGTTACTTGCAAGCAACTGATTTGCAGAACCCGTCGTAGCCGCTGCGTAATCTGTTCCTGCGGTAGCCGCAGCAATAACACCTGATGATGCTTTTAATAAGCCCGTAGTCGTAGCCGCTTTGATGAGCTTGCCTGTTGTGCTGTTAAACAAAGCAATCTGGCTATCAACCGCACTTGATGGGCCAACAACGTCACCTGAACCCGATGGACTATCCCAGGCAAACGTAGTCCCATTCCACTTTAAGTAAGTATTGCTAACCGTAGGTGCGGTTGCAAATGTGGTTGTGTTTGCACCGGTCTGATACAACAGTTGGTTTGCCGCACCGCTGGCTACGTTTGCCGCTGTGCCGGTAACCGAGATACCCCAAGACCCTGAAGCATTCGTGCCGGTTGTAGATGGTGCTCCAACCGTGTTGTAACTGATGGTTCTAGCAACCGATCCATCAAAAGCCGTACCTGATGCTGCACCAGATCCTGAATTATTAAAAGTAACTGCGTTAGTTGTTGTGCCGCCGCCACCGCCGCCGCCGGCAGCCCAAACAAAAGAAGCCCCATCCCATTGCAAATAGGTTAATGAACTAACAGGAGCTGTAATAAAAGATGTTGCTCCAGCGCCAGTTTGGTAAGAGATTCGATTAGCTGCACCGCCTGCTAAATTGGTGGCTGTTGTTGCGTTTGTTGCGTTTGTTGCGTTTGTTGCGTTAACCGCATTCGTAGCATTCGTTGCCGTAGTAGCAGTTGTTGCTGTGGTTGCTGTCGTAGCTGTCGTAGCTGTCGTAGCTGTCGTAGCGGTTGTTGCAGTCGTTGCTGTGGCTGCGTTACCTTTAATACTTATATCCCACGTACCAGAAGCATTGGTTCCTGTAATACTAGGCGCACCGATGGTGTTGTAGCTTATAGTCCTTGCTACAGACCCATTAAACGTCGTTCCTGAAGCTGCACCAGATCCTGAGTTGTCAAACGTGGCGGCATTTGTAGTTGTACCTCCACCACCTGCTAACGCAGCAATGCTGCCGGCGGTAACCTTGTAATTAGCGCCGCTGCGAGCAACAGGTATCTCATCGCCGGATTGCGCTGGGTTACCACTAGTTAACGCAGAGATTTTTACATCGGCCATAATAACCCCACCCTAAAACAAAGCGTTTATTCTTTGTTAATTGGCTTACAGTACGCAATACCGCTAGTTGATCCAATACGCAAAGCGCTAACACGCCACGGAGCGCCTGAAGTATTCAACGGAACGGCAAAATAAATAGGCGTATTAGCCGGAATCGGCGTGCTAGCCGTCGTAGCGGTTACATCCACACCAACTTCAATATAAGACGCCACATCAGCCCATACAAGAACGCCTTGTGGCCCTGCAACCCAAGCGGTTGTATTGCCTGCGGTAGCCCCTGAAGTAGCCGTGTACGACGGGTAATCCGTTTTACTCATTGGTTTAAGAAGTTGCATCTTAATTCCTTATGCAAGAAACTTAAGTTTGTAAATTGTACTTAAGTATAACCCAACAATTTCATCAATAATATTCTGCAACGCGGTTTCTGTTCTATCAACTACTTCATATCTAACTTTTTCAATCTCTTCAACTTGATCTTGCATAAAAGCTAAAATATTAGATGTTTTGTTGGCGCTCATCAATGAAATAGGGCCAATTAAACCGTGTTTGCCTTGGTAGGCTTCAGCAAATTTGTCCGCTAGATCAATAACTTCGTCGTAAAACTTACGCAACGCTTTATGTTTGCTGTAGCTACGTGTATTTAAATGCACTGAATGTGCAACATCACGGGCTAAAAACATCATACCTACAAAATCAGCGCATTTCATTCTTGAATCTCGTTAGGCATTTTGTTAGGACTAGAAGGTGTTAAGTCGCCCGCATCATGCGCCGCAGCAAGCGTACCCATCACAATATCTTGAATTTGCTCCATCGTCATGCCGGCCATCGTAGCCGAAATACGTTTGGTTTCAGCATCAAATGCCTTAATTTTAGCCTCAAACTCACGAACTTGAACATCTCTAGCTTCAATAGACTGATTGACGTTTACAAGCATGTCGTGCATCTGTTGCATCTGAGCGCCCATAGCTTCAATCTGTTTCTGAGCGGCTTGTAGTGCTGGATCGTTGTCTTGATCGGCAAGCAGCTGCGGGTCAATCGTTTTACGAAGACGTGCTGCCATTTCTTGAGCACCAGGCCAATCCATGTTTTTAACAAACAAATCGCCTGCAACAGCCCACAAGTTAGGATTGCCTTGCAAGATTTGAGCCATAGCGTCCATAGCTTCTTGGCGCTTAGTCATGTAACTTGGGCCTGTGGTAACCACAACATCGTAGCGACCAACTGAGGGGTTGTAAATCTTATCGATTACCACGCCCGTCTGGTCTACAATTTTTTTGACCGGCTCTTGTTGCGTAGGGTCGATCTTGACCATGTTGGTTTCACCATCAATACCAACAATCCGAGCAATCCGCTGCGTGTCGTAAATTTTAGGGATTAAGTCCACTAGTTGCCGCGTTACGTACCGAACAGCACGGGCTAAGTTGTCAACGTAGTGATAAGTTCCTGTATCTGACTCTTTTTGCCTAGCTAAAATTGCACGACCAGAACGTTCGTTAGATACTTGCCCAAGACTTGCGTCGTATTGACCAGTCGTCGATTTAATATCCTCTGATGCACCCATTTTGGCTTGTATAAGCCCTGTTTGCGGTAGTGGTGGAGCTGCACGTTGTGGTAGCGGTAAAATAGAGCCTGCGCCGTCTGTAACGTCGGGGTTAACTTCAAGATACGGCCAATTTTGCGTGTTAGCCGTCTTCCACTGGTACTCGTAGCCTTCAAATTGACCGCCGTAACCAATAAATGGCGNNGTTACGTCGGGATTGACCTCCAAATACGGCCAGTTGGTCGTGTTCGCGGTCTTCCACTGCTGCTCATAGCCCTCAAACTGCCCGCCGTAACCAATAAATGGCGCTTTAGGCGCAAGCGCTAGCATTTCAGCTTCTTGGCTTGTCCAGTAGTTGTACATGCGCTGGGCGTCTTTAGCGTTGCGTACGATGCCAGAAATAAAAATACGACCATCAACCTGAAATTCGTTGCCAATTACGCGTATAACCGGAATGCAACTACCTGCCCATTCACGTTCTTCTAAAATTTCAAAGCCATTAGTCTTCATCCACATAATTTTCTTACGATCAACTTGGCGTTCGCGCATGGGCATCAAGCCCATAGACCGTAATGCGGAATCTTCAGCGGAATTTTTAAAAACTGATTGATTACCTGGGTATAAATAAAGCGTTTCTTGTTTGTGAGTCGTATAAAAATATTCTGCAATTCTAATAGTATCTTCTGTAATCCACTGGCTAATATCTTGATCGCCAATACCTTGAGCCATAATAGAAGATAGAGGCGCAGCATTAGGATACATGCGTTGATAATCTTCTTTAAGCATATCTTCCGTAATAAAACACCATTCAGCGTCTGCGCCGCATGGGTCTTGGATTAACGGATCCATATAAACACTAAAACTGTTGCGTACACGGGCAATTTTAATGTCTTGATCAAAACTATCTTCGTAACAATATTCGGTTAAAATACGTATATAACCTTCACCGTAAGTTACTTGATTTTCACATGCGGTGTCATACGCTACATCGGCGTCTGACATGTATTCAATGTGCCGCACGATGCCATCAAGCACCTCGGCAACTTCAACGTCAGCCTGATCGTTAACCGGTATAACTTTACCGCTCGGACGATTCTGGCGCTGCTCGTTAGTCACTTGCCTAACGTGCTGCGGTAGCTTGTTTATTGTCAAACAAGGTCTAGCATTAACTGTTTGGCCTTGCACCGACCCACGCGTTGCCAACACATCTTGCGGCCATTGCCATTGGTTGTCTGGCGAACCGGCCATAAAGCGCAAATCGTCAAGCTCATCTTCGCGGCTTTCTGAGTACGCGCCAATAGCTTGACGCATACGATCACGCATGAGCTGCAAGGTGTCGCGATGATCTTTCTGATCCGGCCCGCCGCGAGCAGATACTTTGCCCGCGCCTTGAATACCGGTAGGATCTTGTTTAAGTGTCGCCATTACTTCTTCTTTGGCATCGGCTTGCTACTTATTTTCTTAGCCGATTCACGTTGCGTACTGTAAGCAATAGCGACAGCCTGTTTAATAGGTTTACCCGCTTTTACCTCAGCCTTAATATTTTTACGAAAGGCTTCTTTGCTGGTTGATTTAACAAGTGGCATTATTTTCCTTTCGCTGGTTTCTTGGCAGTCTTTGCCGATTCACGAAAATCTTTAGCGGTAGGAGCACCTTTGCTCCCTGGCTTACGCATTTTTTCGCCGCTGCCAGCAGCAATACGGGCCTGTTTAGCGTGAATATTAGCGTACAAACCAGGTTTTGTTGCCATTTTAACACTTCCATCGTTTAAGTGATGCTTTTGCGCGTTCTGCATCACCTTTAGCGTTTTTAACGACACCTGACATTCTCGCGCAAAAAGATGCCTTACGTCCTTTGTCTGCGTCGGTTTTAGGGTTAGGTGCTGGAGCTTTCAGATTGCTGCCAGTTTCGCGGTTATATTTCTCACGACCTTTAGCTGTTAATCCCGCGCCTTGGGACGCGGGCAGTTTCTCACCGCGCCCCACAGATAAAGATACACCTTTTTTAGCCATTACGCGCCCATCCAAGATGTTGCCACACCGTTAGCGTTGTACGCACGGTTTGTTTTCTTTTCAACGTATTGCCTGTGCGCGACGGGGAAGGCAAACGTCACCGCTAGCGCGTCAGCAGCGTCGGGCGATGCCAATCCTCGTGCCTTCATTTCTTTCTTACCTTCAAGAAAAATAGTTCCCGATGAGTTAGGCTTTACCGTAGGCCCAGTCAAATCAGACTTCAACGCTCTATCGTTGGGAATAGACGCTGTTTTAAGCCATTCCTTCATCGTACCCCATAATTCTGCACGTTTGTTGCCGTACATAATAGGATTTTTAGCTTTCCAACCAAAATTTACGCCACGAACTACTTTATAGCGTTGTTCATGCAATCGGTCAAGAATTCCATACCCTAGCCCGCCTTCGTCGAGCACCACGAGCGTTGGCTTGTATTGCTCAATCGCATCGATCACGCGCCCTACGATTGTCATCGTATCCTCGCCGTGGTAGCGATGGATTGCCACCAAGTCGCGCCCTTGCCGAACAGCTATGACGGTCGAGTCCGCACCGCCTCTAGCCGGGTCTACTCCAATAATAATGGGCGCAGTCTCGTCTTTGTATCGTGGTCGTGCCGCAGCGTCTGCCACGTAACTTGGTGCAATAAACTGATCCTCGCCGCTGTTAGGAAACTCACCATACACCTCTACCCGCGCTTGGCTTGAGTCTTCGCCGTACTCTTCGATGATTTGCTTATAGACCTGCTTGTCCGTATCTTCTACTGTTCTTGCGTCCACCTGGCGCGTGCTCCAGAAGTCACGCTTGGCATGGAAGCACTCAAAGAAGTACCCGCTGTTGCGTCGCGGGTTGCTGAACGCCAGCCAATACCTATCTAATATGTTCTCCGTAAAAAACCCCGCCCCCACCGCCCAGATCGGGTCAGGAATGCCGCTGGCCTCATCAAAGATCAACATCATCCCGTCGTGGTTGTGTACCCCCGCGTAGCTGTCAGGATTTTCCTCTGACCACAACTTACCCTCTGCCGCCCAGTAGCGCGTCCCCTTCCTAAGATCGCGCTCCACCAAGTCACAGATCCACTTCGCCGGTTGCAGCTTGGTCGCGCTGATCTCCCACCAGTGCGCGTTGATGATCATCGTCGACCACTTAGTCAGCTCGCCCCACGTCACCGACCTGAGCTGCGCCTCGCTGTTAGCGCTCACGATCACGCTTGACCCGATCCTTGTAGTTAGCATCCACATAATCAACCAACTTACTAGCGCCGACTTACCGATCCCCCGCCCCGAGGCCACCGCCCCTCGCAGCGTGTCCATGTCAGCTTTACCTTTGTTGTCTTTTATATGCTGCTTAATGTCTCGCAGGATCTGACGCTGCCACATGCGTGGCCCGCTGTATTTAGCCAACGGCGTGTTCTCTTGCCCCCACGGAAACGCAAACAACACAAACGCTTCAGGGTCGTCTTTGATCGCGGGCGACCACAAACGCGTCATTAAGAGTTGTTCATCGTCAGGGCTGTAGATTGGTTTTTGCATGTTTTTTGATTGTTAAGTTTGGCAGCGTGTCTGACGGTTTGTCTTCTATGATTTTAACTTCGCCTTCAATGACTCTAGACTCAGCTGCTTTTAACGCGTCAATGACGCTGATGCGCTGATCTACTTCAATGCTCACTGCTTGTTTGGCTACCCAACCATGCGTGTGTTTCAATATTTCTAGCGCCGCCTTTGTGTCGCCTTTTTCCGCAGCGTTATGCAGATGTTCGCTGTTTCTATACTCGCTGTCAGCGCGCCCTTTAAGTTCGGCTATTTCGGCCATTTTGTCAAACTCTTTTAGTCGACGGAACTCTACAGGTAACAATCCTGCTGCTAGCGCTAGCGAATCTTCTTTTAAACCTAGATACGCGGCTTTGTAAATGCGTTCTAGCGTCGCTTCTGTCGCTTTTATATCTCTTATTGTAAGTGGAAGGCTTTTAAATACCATGTGCGGCGCGATTTAAAACGTATGGCTGAAATGACCTATTTGACCTAGCGTAAGACATTTTGCTTTATTTTACAACAATAAAAAAATTTTCTTGTGGCCCCACCGGCTCCGTCTGACCGGCCCGCCGGCCCTGGGGGGGGGCTTCCCAGCCAAAAGCCAGTTATAAAAAGCCGAACGGTTTTGGCCGCCAGGCCATGCCGCAAGCTAGCTTTGGGTCATTTCGGTCACGGCTGACCGCATGACTGAAATGACCTAACGGTTTTGGGTCATTTGGGTCATTTAGGTCATGCCGATTGCTATGACCGAAATGACCGAACCGCCGCGCTGTGCCGGCTGAAAACGTGGCGCATGCGCGGGTGTCGGTTAGGTCATTTAGGTCAAATTGTCACTCCAAAAAAATCGCTGCCAGAAATAAGTCTGTAACAATTCTGTAATAAAACTACATTTGCATTGAATATATAAACAGATGACCTAAATAGCCCAAAAAGCCTCGATTACACCGACGTATCAACGACTTAGGGCTAAGTCATCGTCCGCCCAAAATAGCCGTTTTTAGGTCATCAAATGACCCAAAAAAAGCGCTTGACATCTGCAAAGCAATCCCTTACACTCATCTCAGTCGCGCATTCCGTGCGACGCCCAGGCGCAGCTGCGCCCACAATCCAATCCAATCAACGAAAGGACAATTATGAAAATCACCATTGATCATTCGATCATTAAAGCTTTACTAGTCTTCGCAGCCAAGAATGATTTGCGTTATTACCTGAACAGCATTGCAATCGATGCGACGCGTGACCGCGTCGCGCTGGTCGCAACGGACGGGCACATGCTCATGTCAATCGCAGTGCCTGAGGTTGACGTTGAAAACAAGCTAACGGGCGAGTACATCATTAGCCGCGCTGATCTTGAGGTGGTTAAACCTATGAAAGCAGGCAAACACGCGCTGCCGATCACAATCGAAATAACCGAACCCGCGCCGACGCCTGATCCCGATCGGCCTGGCGTCATGATCAAGCACAACACAACGTACAAGATCACGGGTTTAACATCTGTTAGCAATACGCTGGTCGATGGCAAGTTCCCTGATTGGCGTCGCGTCATCCCACCGACGTTATCGGGCGAAGTTGCGCATTTCAATCTTGAATTGATGACTCGACTGAACGACGCGCGCAAAGCCTTAAGCGTTGATTGGCACAACGTCGTGATCCATCACAACGGACGCAGCGCAGCGCAAGTTACTGGCTTGGGTAATGAGTCGATCGTGATCGTCATGCCCATGCGCGTCGATGCTGACAAGCCTATGATCCCAGCATGGGCGAAGCTAGCTTAGTGCTTGACTTTATGCGCCCGCGAATAGGGCGCATAGGGGCGCGCATTGTGCCGACACTCAACTAAAGTAAAGGACAATCAATCATGGCAACTTACAACGGCTGGACGAACTACGCGACTTGGCGCGTCAATCTTGAAATTTTTGATGGGCAAGACTACGAATGTTTTGATCTCACTCAAGACGCTTACGATCTTGGGCGCGACTTGAAAGACTACGCTGAAGAACTCATCGACGCAACGTCAAACGAAGGTATTGCGCGCGACTATGCGCTTGCGTTCTTGTCCGATGTTAATTGGCGCGAGATTGCCAAGCATATGATCGACGCATATGCGGAAGCATGATCGCGTAAACACGCCCAAGGGCGTTGGCGTGGTCGAAGGCGTGCACGGCGATAGCATCACCGTGCGCCTGATCGACCCACGGTTTCCGCTACCTGAATGGCTCGTGTATCCGCGCAAGCAATTGCGCCTAATACGCGACAAAAAAACCGTTGAAAACTATGGAGAGGCTTTGTACTAATATGGATTTAATACTTGATTGGATCGTCGCGCTTGTGTTCGGCGTCGCGCTTGCCTGCGCCGTATTTTTCAACTTATAGGGGGTGCATATGACAAACGGAACTAATGCGCCAATCAAACCCACGTTTGAAGGCGATATTATTAAATTCAAATCCCCACATGCGAACGTATGGCTTTATGACCTATGCGTTCGCAACCCTAAATATGGCTGGCTTGAATGGCACGCATTGAATGACCCAACGCCAGAACAAATGCAACAAGCCACAATCGAAATTTTATAAGGAACGCATATGACTGACGACAACAAACCCCCTGAATGGCTCGCGCTGTTAGCGCATCAAATAACGCCCGACAAATGGTGCGTGCCTGTGGAGACTGTTTGGCGGCGCTATGGCTGGAAACCACCAAGCACCGAGTGCGCCGAGACCATGCAAAAACAAAAGGCTTTCCGAACCTGGACGATACCACCATGCTAGCCCTACTCATTGGTTCAATCATTGCGTGGATCATCTTCGAAATGTTAGACTTATAGCTGGAACTTCTCCCCTCTTGTGGTTTAGCCCGTCCAAGTGTCGGGCTTTTTTTTGTCATTACAATTTCAATATAGATGTGGTATAAGGCCGCAACCATATGGGGGGCCGATCATGACCGCACCAGCATGCAGTGACGAAGACTTCATCAATCTATGGCACAAGCTCAACAGTCCCGCTGCTGTTGCGCGTGAACTAGGAACCAGTGTCCGCACGGTTTACAACCGACGCAACAGCGTAGCGGCACGGTACGACATCGAACTGCCGACGCTAACGCATGACAGGCCCATCAATCCGACCATTACGCACAGCTACGATAAGGTCAAATCGATTGCTGACATTTATGGAAGAGTGATCGTCTTCAGCGACGCGCATTTCATGCCCAACCAAACCAGTGTTGCTTTTTACGCGCTCCTTAAACTTATCAAGCAACTCAAGCCGGCAATGGTCATCGCAAATGGCGATATCCTGGACGGCGGCACCATTAGCAAATATGGCCCTGAGGACTGGACAGAACGCCCTACGCTGCAACAGGAAGTCGAGAGCGTTCAAACGCACATGGACGCGATTAAAAAAGCCTGCAAAGGCTTAAGCACCATCCTGCATCGAACGGTTGGAAACCACGACATCCGGTTCGATAAGCGCCTGGCGAATGCAGCGCCTGAATTTCGAGGCATCAAAGGCACGACATTGACAGATCACATACCTGAATGGTCGGTGTCGTGGTCGGTGTTTGTCAATGGCAACACAATGATTAAACACCGAATGCAACATTCTGGAATTCATAGCGGTTATAACAACACATTGAAATCCGGTATAAATTCTATAACAGGTCATACCCACCTTCTGGAGGTCAAACCGTGGGGGGATTACAACGGACGTCGATATGGCGTATCGACGGGTATGTTATCCGATCCGAACTCTAGCGCTTTTGCATACCTAGAACAGAACCCCGTCCCGTGGTGTAGTGGTTTTGCAATCTTGACGTTTGATAATGAGGGTCGATTGCTTCCACCGGAGTTGTGTGAAGTGATCGAAGGACGTGCCTATTTTCGTGGATCTGAAATTTCTTGAATGGGGGTAATCATGGACGACGTATTTGTATCAGTAGATCTGACCGAGTTTGAATACGACGAAATTATTGACTGGCTGGGTGATAAAGAAATTAGCTCTGGCCTCAGTGGTCTGTATGACAAACTGCTCGCAGCAGTTGAAGCCCGCGACGCAGAAGCAGAGGAAGTGGAAGACGACGAATAAAATTCGTCTTACGCCGCAACAACAAGCCCGCTCACAAAGCGGGTTTGTCGTTTTTGTACGTCGATAAAATCAAGCGCAAATTCAGCAGATCATCATCAAGCCGCACCTTGATCATCTCAGGATCAATTTGATTGCGTTGCGCCTTGGTGCGTAGCATAGCCTGCGTGGCTACGATCTTACGTACCATTCTCAACACTTCGTCTTGTTGCCATTTCATCATTTCACGACCACCATTCGCGCCGCCGGCGCATCTTCGACAAGCCTTCTAAGCTCAGACTTGGATACCTTATTAACTAAATCCGGTGCAGCAAAAATATGCTTCTTAGACGTCAACTCACCCGACGCAATCCGGCCCATATCGACCCAGCCCGCCTCTTTAAGCGCATGGAGCAGCGCCGCTTGAGGCACTTTAACCCCTGCTGGGGCAGCTCCGGCAACGCGGTCACATAGCGCGTGAAAGGGAGATCCCACGACACCCTTGCTGAATTCACCTACGCGCTGACGCATCATATCCACGAGATAAGACTCCGCAATGGACATACCATGCTCGACCAGGTTGGACTTGAACTCTGTCCATCGCGGCGCGGCGGCAGGGTTGAACGCAGACACGTCGCGCTGGTGCAGCCAGCCGGCAATCGCTGCAAAACCGCCGCTCTTGTACCACGTCCATAGGTCTGACGCGACTTTCGGATCCATGCGTGGTGCAGACGACCACACACAAAACCAGCGCCGATCCTGTGAATCGATTGAAATCGGAACAGGATCATTTGAAAATGCAAGAACAAACAATCTATTCGCCATGTCATAGGGGTGCAAGCCCTTGCGATTGATCGGTAGCATATCTGGAGGCGCAGCGATGATCGGTTTGAGTTTGTTAGCTAATGCCCGACGTGCAGCCGCCTCAGGTTCCTTCAATTCGTTGATGATGAGGATTTCCGACTCTAGTTGATACCCCCATTGCGACGATAGCGAGTCGTTATCCAGCAAGCCGCGATTCTTCAATCCTGGGCCACAAACCGCCCAAATAAATGGCGCCCATAACGTATCTTTACCGCAGCCCTGATCACCGCCATGCAGCACAGCATGATTGACTTTAATCTCAGGATGCTGAACTTTAAATGCCATGACGTCAAACAAATGCTCGCGCTCGGCTACCTCTGGCACAAGCGTTTCGCAATGCCTCAGCCACGGCGCAATGTCACCCGAACCTGGTGCTGGCCGTGCGTCGCGCCAACGATTCCCAAAAACCTCACCGTCGCGGGCCACAAGCACATCATCGCCCGCTGCATAGGTGATCCCAACCAACGTCCGAGCACCTTTAGCCTGCCGGTTCTCATCAAAACAAATGCTCGCTTCAACCTTGCGCCCCGTGCGAACGCTGGTGCAGCTGATGTGCCGGTACAAGGCATCAAACGTAGGCCGCGATACCTCACGTCGATCCAACATGTCAAAAAATGCGTTGTCAGCCATCACGTAGGCAAAACGCTCATACCAAGCGTTCTTCTCAATTCGACCTAACTCTTTGCGCTCAACATCTTCAATAATTTTCGCAGCATCAGCAGTAAAAAAATCAGTGGGTTCAAGTTTTTGTAGGGCGTCGTTCATAGTCACCGCAATCAAATCATCACGAAATCCGTGTTGATGGTTTGGGCCACCATTGTCTGCGACCCATTTCAAAAAAATTTTTGTGTCGAAATCAACGCAATGCGAATGCAAACAACAGAACGCCCGAGTAGCTGGCATGTAGCGACCCTCTGGATTGCCGTCGCTGTGTTCGCCGTGGTTGGGGCAAACAATACCCGCCCAACCTTCAGGGTTGGGCCTCGAAAGTACCAGCCCTTTATCAAGCAACCATGCAAACACATCATCGTTGCCTGAGTCAGCAATTCGTATCGGTATGTAGTTCGTGCTATCAGCTTCAACAGGCGTTACACCCAGCGCCTCGCAAATCTGATCTAATGTAAACTCACGTTTTGGGTGAAACTCCACCAGTTGCGAGGCAAAGTTGCCACGCCCAGGCTTGAGATTGACCGAACCCGGGAGGCGAAAATTACGCACTGCGTTAATGGCACCCGGGTCTGTAAACCCTGCAATCGCAATCGCTTTTACGGCTGCTGCAAACTCAGCCTTGGTTGGTTGTTCTGAAAACGCATAGCCCCATTGAAACGAACCCGCCGACGTCTCCATCTTCCAAGTCGGTTCAAGCGGCGGCGTCTTGCTCTTGGTTCCGATGTCATCAAGCACCATCAACAGACAGTATTCGCAATTGGCTGCCGACGCTGAGACATGACCATCCTTAAATCGATCGACGATAAACGACGCCGTGTTGCCGTACCATGCCTGATCGGGCCTTATTTTTGCGCTGCTAGGCAAATACGCAGGCCACACACACTTCAACGCACCGTCAGAATGAAACTGCATTCGACCGTTTTTCAACTGCGGTTTTTGACGTACCAATAAAGCTGTTTCGCCCGCCGGCGCGAGCGACGTTAAAAAATCAATAAAGGTCGTCATTTTCCATACCTTGTCATGGTTGAAACTTTAGCATCTAAAGGCAACCCCTGCGCCCACGCAGGCGGTGTACACATCACACGGTGTAGCGCCTGCGCGGCAGCGTCTGACTCCGACGCTGGCACTTCCAGCACAATTTCGTCATGGACATGCAGCACCACATCAGTCAGTTGGCGCAGCGACGCACGTAAGATGTCGTTAGCCGCAGCCTGGCAGATGTTCTCTGCCGCCAGACCCTTCCACAAACGCGCGCGAGGCCATTCCTTGGCGTCCTGCGCAGGCTTCCACGACGCCTTGGCATAAGAAACACCATCAGCGTCGATGCGCGCGTAGGGGTAGCAAAGGATGCGTCCTGAGGGCAGCGCGTACCATAAGTGCTGACCATCAAAATAGTACGTCACACGACCTGCGGTGACTTCGTGTTGAGGATGGCGCATGGCGCGTGTGTAAGCCGATTCAAGGGCTTGCCAGTATGCCACCGCCCAAGGATTTGCGCGACGCCACGCGTCGACCATGCGCCTGCTGTCAGCCTCCGGTAAGCTAACGCCATAGATGCGCCCCATCGAGGCGAACGCACCCACGCCACCACCGTAGCCGCAGGCAAGCTCTTGCACCTTGCCGATCTGGCGCTGCTCCTTGTCGATCTGCTCAATCGGCACGTTAAAGGTACGGCTCGCGTTATGTTTGTAAATGTCAGCGCCCGTGCGAAACAGATCTAGCTTGGCCTCAGACGTGACGTGCGCGGACAGCCACGGGTTCATCCGCGCCTCGATCGCCGCCCAATCAGCGACGATCAGTACATGCTCAGGCGCAGGCATCAGCGCAGGCCGTAGCATCCCTTTCAGCACGTCAGTGACGCGTCGCCCGTAAGTCGGTACGATCTTGTGACCACGCACCATCGCAGTACGGACAGCTTCAGGATCGTCAGCACACTTACGCGTAAAGTTATGCACCTGCGCGCCGTAGGACGACGCTCGGCCCGTAGCCGACCCACCGGCAAACACAAACGCACCGCGCACCCGATGATCCTCATCGTCAGCAAGCGCAGCCAAGCGGCTGAACTTCGCCACGCTCGACGCCCACAGATCGTCAGCGCACTGGATGACTTCAGCTACATCAGGCGGCACTTGCTCAGGATCGTCCATTGCAAGCAAGTTAGCTCGCACGGTCTTATCGATCGAATATTTCTTCTCGCCATCTTTGTATGACTCCATCAGAGCCAACGCCTCGCTTCCTACCCGATTCATGACCCACTGCTTCATCGCGGGACTGCGAACGCTCATGATCTCGCCCTGCGTCACGTCAGCCACAATCTGCTCGATCTCGACCAGCTCATCGCTCGCGTACTGCACTGCTGCCTTACACAGCGGCACATCGACCAGCACGCCACGATCGTTGATGCGCTCATTCACATGGTAGTCAGCAAGCTCTTCAGCCGACAGATCGCGCATAGCTTGTGAGATAACGCGCATAGCGCGAACGTCTTGCTCACAATAAGCCACCATCTCAGCAAACAATGCCTCGTCGCGGTAAAAATTGCCGTCTGCCTGCGGCATACACAAACGTCGAATAAGTTGCGCTCCACGATAGTCTTTACGCATGTCAGCGCTTGCGAACCGTCCCACATCCTCAAGCGAACCAGGCGCACAGTTGGCCCGCGCTTGGGTAGCCGTGCAATAGAACTGCTCAAGGTCATAGTCGATGTGCAGCACGTACCAAAAAATTAGCCGTTCAAACGCTGCGTTATGCGCCCTAATCTGACCGGTGTGCTGACGTAAACGGTCAGGAAAGGGCAACGCAGGCGTCCACGTTGCCACCTCCTCATCATCGAACGCATAGGACATGCACAGCACATCCGTGCTTGCGTCTTGCGCGTAGTTGTAAACGCCTTTGGTTGTTAGGTCGCAACGACTGCGTGTCTCAAAGTCAACCCACAAAATTGTCATAAATCCAAATTCATTTGGGTCGTGTCAATCGACGGGTCAACATTTTGTGCAGCCAGCACAACAAGTTTTTGAGCTTCCAAACGGATTTGCATCGCAATTTCGAGCGCAGCATCCGAGTCAACACAATCACATAGATGTTTGTACTCACGCAACCGATGCAAAATGATTTCATAGGGATGATCCATCATTCATTCTCCAAAAAGAAAAAGGCCACGGCATTTCTGCCGTGACCTTCCGATTAGGCGCGGCGACGACGACGCGGAGCGTCATCAGCAGCTGCTTCTGCTGACGCCTGCGGTTCGTCTTCTGACTTACCGTCCATGCTCACCCACTTCACAACATCAAATACCGGCGTAAAAATTCTGCCATAAGATTTGTGCGTGTAATGGTCTTTCTTCAAATGCACGATTGGCACAGGGTTGGACTGATCCTTTTCAACCTGTGCAGCAATCGCAAGAGCAAGCGTCTGGACGCTACGTTTGCCACCGACAGATGTCGTGGTGTAACGCGCCTCCATGCCTGCGTCGTCGCCATCTAAACACTTCAGCGACATGCCTACTTGGGTTTCCCAACCCTTTTTTGCACCGGGCGGCGCAACATCGATCTCAGGCAACGGCTGTGATACCGAGACCATTTTCTCAGCCAACACTTCGCCATCCCCCCACGCTATGTAGCCGTGGACAAACGAGAACGGATTGACTGCCCACGTTGAACCATCCTCAACTTCAGTCTGGTCAGCGCCGAACACCCAATGGCCGGTTTTGTCCATTTTGAGAATGACAACGCCGTTGAGTCCAACGTCCTGCTCCAACGCACGAAGCGCTGTTGAAAGACTTGAGACGGCGGGGAGGTTTGCTTGACTAAACGTTACTAAGTTTGACATCACGATTTCCTTTACTGGAGTTTAGAAAGGGCAGCGGTTAAGTGCATACCCACATTAAGCACGGCAGGCCGGGGATCGCTCTCCGGCGCTAACGTGCTGCCGCTCGACACAGCCACGACAAGATCGTCGGGCAATGCTAGCTTGCTCTTTTTTAGCACCTTCTCGGCTTGAGCAGGGCTAAGTAATTCCTTCTTGTACAACTCATTCTGGCTGACGCCAAGACTTGCCAGCGCAGCAGACGCCGCAGCTTCATCGATCCATTGCCGAACAGCTCGTTTGGCAACCAACTTGTAGCCCGGAACCGGCATGTCCTTCTCTAGCCGATCTTGCGCCAGTTTACGTGCGTCTGCAATAAACGATTCCAACCGTTCCGCAGCAATTAGCGCAGCGGATAGTTCTTCAGGCGCAAGCGCCTCTAACTTAAGATGCACGATGCGTTCAATCGAACCGGTCATTTTAGGGCAGATCGGTTTGGCGGTACACCAACGGCACCAATCACCAATCGCAAGCGGCGCATTGGGTTTGCTAGCAAGCGTTACAGCGGTTTGCAGTTCTGCTTGAAAGGCAGCAACACGCTCAAACGTCGTCACCCAACGCCGAATAGCGAAGGGCTGAACGATAACGATCTCAATCTCTGTTGCGCCATCAAACACCCAACGCATCTTGTCCATCGATCTAGCCGCAGCCGCGTAAAATAGCCCCTGATAGTTCTCCTCGGCTTCCACAATTACGCCATCACCAAACTTCCAATCCAACACGATCACGCGGTCACCTACCCTGCCGATCAGATCGACGTTGCCAAAGACGTTCTCAAGACCTTTGACGCCCTCAAAATTGACCTCGACCTCTAAAAGAAACGTCATCGATTCGTCAGGGTCAATTTTATCAATGGCATCAATGCAAAATTGCAACTTGTCAATCTGGTCGTCGCTCAGTTTGAACGCATCTGAAACATCGTCCATGACTGAATCGCTAAGCAACGATTCGATGCAAGAATGTAACAGCGTACCCTCAGCGGCATACTTGCTTTCCACTTGAGGCGGCATCCGTTGAACCAATGCGACGCTGCCAGGGCAGTTAATCACGCGGCTGGCGGTTGAACCGCCGACGATGTTACTGTGCTTCATCGTTGCCCTCGACTTTAAGAAAGGTGAAGTCTTTGTTGTAGCTGTAGCCGCCCTCAGACACCGTGTTGAACTCATCGCCAAATTTGGCCTGCGCCCACTCCAGTAAGATCTTCTTGGCTTCGTCCATCGTAAGTTTCAATTCCATTTGAGTTTCCTTAAGTTGAGTGAATGGAGATGCCAGTATGACACAAATAAAAAAGTTGTCAAGAACTTTTTGACATGCTATGATTTGTGGCATGGAAAAACACATTGAAGCCCATCTGGTCAAGCGCGTCGCAGCTTGTGGCGGCATGGCGTACAAGTTTGTTAGCCCCGCTCATCGAGGCGTGGCTGACCGCGTGGTCTGCTTGCCTGATGGTGTCGTATGGTTCGTTGAGTTGAAAGCGCCTGGTGGCCGTCTGTCGCCGTTGCAGAAGGTGTTTGCCGACGATATGGCTCGGCTTGGTCAACGGTATGTATGTTTGTGGAGCAACGACGATGTTGATGCGTGGATTGAAATTGCGTCCTTATCAGGAAGACGCGGCTGACTTTTTGTTTGAGCATGACCGCGCAATGGTGCTAGCGCCCGTGGGGGCCGGCAAGACGGCGATCACGTTGACGGCTATGCGAGACATGATTGCCGCAGGCCATGTCAAGCGTTGGTTGGTGATCGCACCGCTGCGCGTGGCACGCGACGTATGGCCCATCGAGCAAACGAAATGGGTTCCTGATCTGCACATCGCTACGGCTATCGGATCACCAACGCAACGCCTGAAAGCTTTGCAAAGCAGTGCTGAGATTGTTGTGACGAACTACGACAACCTGCAATGGC